ATGAAAGCAAAGAAACTTGTAACGTTAGCACTTCCAATCATGTTATTAGGGGGTTGCGGAACAGACAAAGTAGAGAAGAAAGCAGACACAAAGGTAGAAGCAAAGGCAAAAGAAAAGGAAAAGTTACCAAAAGTAGACTATATGTCACGTATGTTTGCTTTACAGAATGAATTAAATTCAAAGATTACGGAATTTGGTGAAACAGCCTATCAGACGAAAGATAAAAGTAACGACATAAATAAATTAAACAAAAAGTTAGAAAAAGAAATAGGTGAAATACAGGAAATCATTACTCGGTTTGATGAAGTTGAACCACCTAAAGAGTTAGAAGAAACTCATAAGAAGATTTTAAAAGGTGCAGACTGTTACAGTAAGTCCTTTGCAGATATATTAAAACGTTCAAAGAATGGTTCTATTACGAAAGAATCAACAGAAGAATCTAAGAAGTTAGTCTTAAAAGGTAAGGAATACTTGGACGAAGGTTTCAAAACAATGGACGAAGAGTATAAACAGACAATGAAAACAAACCTTGAAAATCATAAAAACGCGTCCCTACCTAAAGATGGTAAAGAGTTCACAGGTGAATGGGGTAGTTACGTAGGCGATAAGTATACAAAAGGTACAGAATTCCGTGAAGACGGTACATATACTATATTTGATGATGTAAACAACACACCATACGAGAACACTCATATGGATGGCAAATGGTCTTACAATACAGACACGAAACAAATGACATTAACAATAACTGAGTTTGTACAAGACGGTAAAAAAGCAGAACCTGGTCAAATGAAAGAATCTACGGTTTATAAAGTAGAGTACTTTGCAAACGGGGTATTCAAGATGGTAGATAATGAAGGTAACAGATTACACCAAGTAAGACATAAGTAATAGAAAGTAACAGGTTACTTATCAAGAGTAACCTGTATTACATATAAACAATACAATACAAGAGGGGTATTCAATCATGAAAGCAAAGAAACTAGTAGGTTTAGCACTTCCAATCATGTTATTAGGGGGGTGCGGAACAGACAAAGCAGACAGCGAAGAAAAGAAAGCAGACGTGAAAGTAGAACAAAAGTCAGATGATAAATCAGTGAAAGTAAAAGCCGATAAAGACGTAAAAGAAACGAAATCAGTAAAAGCAGACGATAAACAAGCAGAAGAGTATGTATCTACTGTCCTACATTTCATGCAGGATCCTGGTAAACCTAAGTATACTTCAGAGGAACGTTCAGCGTTACTAAAAGAAAACTGTAAAAAGTTAAAAGAATTAACTCCTCCTTCTAGCTTTGTAGAAGAACACAAACAGTTAGTTACAGCAATAGACATTTTAGAAGACTCATTTAAAATGGAAGAAGCAGGTAAGACTGAATTAGCGAATGCGGTGTCGAAGGGTGCTATCAAGCAATTCGATAATACACTTAAACAGATTGAAGAAAAAGCAGAAACTATGGGATTATTTAACACATCTAAACAAAAGTAGAGTCTAAGTAAAAGGGGTATACATATGAAACGAAAAGTACTAGAATTACTTCTATACTTGACTTAAGTAAAGAGTTAGAAAGCACATTATCTACAGAAGAATTAAAAGAGTTACTTATGAATGCTAAAGTTTAATACATAGTAAAAAAGCCGACTCTAAATAAGAGCCGGCACTTTTTTAATAAACGCTTGATATAAATTGGGAGGCATCTTCATGAAGGTTGTACGCTCTATATTTAAAAGTTTTCGTTTAATAAGTTTAATTGTAAAGCCAATACTCAAAGCATTATCTAAAAGTAAATTTTAAATATCATATCAATAAAAAGGAGCCAACACATAAAGAAGTGTCCTTGATTCTTATGGACGAAGACTGATATAAGAGAGTAACTAATTAAAGTAAGGAACAACGTATATGAAAATTAAAATATTACTAGCAAGCCTAATCGGACTGATACTCATATGGTGTCTATCATCTAAGGATACTATAGAAGACGGGTTCACACATCAATTAAACTTTGAAAACAAGTTGAAAGAATACTCAAACGGTATGATTGAGATTGAGGATTCAAAGATAGAGTATCGTGATAAAGAAAAAGACTCAATTTATAAAGCAAACTGGAAGGGTTTTGAACTCTACGCCAAGATGGGTAAGAGTGATTGGGTATCAAACTCCGTTTCAGTTGTTGCAGCAACAAACAAACGAATATTTGAAGATAAGACAGCATATGAACAGTATCATAAGCTAATGGAGTGTTTGATTCGTATCGCAGACTCAAAACTATCTATAGAAGAGATTGATAAGTTAATTGCGAAAGGGGCAGACGAAAACGAGTCACCAAACACATATGATTTTGGATATGATAGATATGTAGGAGAAGACCGAACAATTAATATTAGTTTTACAATAACGGATAGAAAATGATAAGACCATAGTGATTGGTCTTATTTTTTTGTCTTCTTTTAACCAATAGCATTTTGAAAAAAACACGCTGAGTAACAAATAAAAAAGCCGTCATTTGACGGCTCTTGTTTTTACTTCACATATACATAGGCTTCATTTGTTGTTACATAGTATGTTTTGCCCTTGCTATTGTGTACTTTGTACTGTGGTGAACCATTGACAGTTACTTTGGCATCAATTGCAAATCCTAATCCTGCATCTATAGATCCAGCCAGATCTTTATCCTGCCAAGATGGAGAATCATAGAAACGTAGGTTGTCCACTTTGGACACAACACGTTTTCCTGCAATTGGATTAACTGGTTCTTTTTTCTCAAACTTGATGTAAGAAGGATTATTATATACCCACTGATTTCCACCAAGATTTAGCCATCCGTCTTTTTCGCCCCATACTTTATAGGATTCTGGTTTATTTAACTGACGAATAACAGAGTAGCTTGCATCTGGCCCTTTACGTAAATTAACGTTATTACCTTGAATGTATGCAACTCCTTCAACATTTGCAGTTGGTACTTCTGCTGGTTTAGATGGCTTCTCAGGAACAGAAACGTCCACACTAGAATTATTGTATGCTTGTTGTACATCTGCTCTAAATTGAGCTTCTGATACACCATGACTACGTAAATAATCAAGTGGGTCCTCGTGGTCTGTGCCGCCTAAATAATGCGTTACATCGTTATGCGTCCATAATCCTTTTTCTACTGATAATCCACGGTCACGTAAGATTTTAGCAAGCAGCTTCACATATTTATCATATGAAACTTTGAATTTATCATAATCAGATGTTTCACACAGTTCTACGTGAACGAAGCGTTTATTTGCACCTGGTCCACCACCATAAGCGATGTAACGTGTATCCGCAATTTGGATCGTTTCATTCCAATCAACTGCATAATGAACAAAAGCGTTTCTCCATGTACGAGTTTCATACTTTTGAATATTAATAGCTGGTGCTTCAGGAGTTGCTGTACTGTGTGCGACAACACCCTCATAAGCTCCAACACCATAACGGTATGGAGTTTTAGGTAATCCATCAATAATAAGAGTTCTATCTGCAAAAGCTTCTGTAGTAAGGCTAAATAGAAGCAGTGAAGTCATGAATACGGTGGAAACAAATTTAAACGATTTTTTCATTAGGTATCTTCTCCTTCTTAATTTAATAAAAAGAGCACCGTCTCATGACAGTGCCCGTAATAAACCTTTTTACTTAATTGGATATGATAACGAAAATGATACATAGCGAGTTTGTACTTCTGGAAGATAAGTAGAAACACTTCCATCTTTACGAACTACTACAGTAGCTGCAACCGGATGGTTTGGATTATTATCTAAAAACGCTGTAGCTGCGAAGTAAGAATCCTGATGTGGAGCGATATCTGGTGTGATTCTTGTGAATACTTGTTGGTTTTTAACTGATCTAATAGCACCTGTCATGTGTACCCAGTTTCCATGTCTACGAAGCATTGGTGGTATATCAGTATCAGCTACTGCATTTGTAATAGTTAATTCTTCCCAAGGTACATCGTCCATGTGGAATAATCCGTCACCTTCTAGCCAAACGCTGCTCTCATAGTTGCCCTCATTCAAGAAGATAGCTTGTGCTTCTTTATCATATCTGAAGAATCCGGGGATTAAACCATAACGTTTTTCAATCTCTTTAATTACCTCTTCAACTACTACTTGATTTACCTCATTGTTAGCCATTACTCAACATCTCCTTTTCCATCTCCATGATCAGACCAAACTCCTAATGCAATACCAAACATATATACCGCTTGTTGTACTTTTTCTAAATTACCTTCAAATCCATTGATTCCAAATGCTGATAGTACTAATCCAAAGCATGAAAAAAGCGCAACCCATGTTTTCCAGTTACGCAAACGTTTTTTGATATTTTCTTTATTCATATTTAATTCGTCTCCTTTTCTAAGTTATCAAGTCTCTTGTGTGCTTGTTTAGAACTTTCTTCAACCCTTGTGACACGTTCTCCAAGTGCAATCATCTGTTTCTCACTAGCTTTTAAATCGATTCGAATATCATCCACACCCTTACGGATATAACCTAACTCCGCTTTCACTTCAGCACTCTGTTGCCCATCTGACTTTATTGATTTAGATCTATTAAGTGAGTATGCAAAGTAACTGATAGCCAGTGATAAAATTGCGATAAGTACTCCTATTTCAATTGTCACTGCTTCACCTCACCTCCTTATTCAAAATAAAAAAGACCAGCTATTGCTGCTCTATAGGTTCCGTTTGTGGTTTTTGAGGATACTCCCCTGCAAGTTTGTAATAATCTTCTGCACACAAGTAACGTACATTACTTCCTATTGTTAACGGGAATGTTCTAGCTCCTCGTCTGCATACATCACATTTTGTAGCAATACGAAATGAAATCTTGCCATCTAATTCCTGCCAAACTTCCACACTAGTAGTATCTTTTATACCAGCGTACTCTAACATGTCAACTGGAATTATTATAGATAAACCGTTATCGTTTGGTGTACACTGAACGACTCTTCCTCCAAATCGAGGACCTTCACCTTCTGAAAAAGGTTGCATAAAATTATTTGCGTTTGGTTCCAAATCAATCATTCCTTTCTTTATTAACCATGCCCAATCCTAGCAAAACTCACATATCTCCAATAATCTTCATAAAAGTAAAATCCCCATCCTTTTTGCCCATTCATATAACGTATCGAACCTGCTCCATCAAATGCCCCAGTACCTACGTTTATGCCTGGAGTTTCTAGATAGTGGTAAAACGATACCTCTGTGTCTGTATGAATCCTAAATCGTGTATCATTCGGGGATTCATATCCCGTCCAAGCTTTTCTTTTATTGCCCACATAGTAGCCCATGTTAGCATGGTCGTTGCCCTCAAGCGCAAACATTTCACCGTTATTTTTGATAGTTTGTTTTCCTGAAAATGCTGTCCACTTTGAACCGTGATTATAAGTAACAGTATTATTGACATTTCCAATTGATAACCCAGAAAAAGGCATTAAACCACTCGTGAGTTTTGATTGAGTATAATCCCAATTATACGTACTTGCCAATTTCCCCTCTACCAGTTGAGCACCAGAAACCGCTACTGACTCATTTGAACCAAGATTCCCTGATGCCCAAACGTCGAATGTTAAATAGTTAGTGCTTGGATTATAATTATCAGGAACTCGAAAAGTAACACAATGACGTCTCAATCCACCTTCGAACTTGTTTGGTTGTGGAAAGGATTCTTCCCATTTGTTAATTTCAACTTGTTTTTCCCCTTCCCATTTCCCTATAACAACACGAATAGTTGGAGTAGCCGTCACACGATACCCATTTATTTGCGTTGCACGAAATGTTGCGGAAAATGTATACGTCATACCAGGACGCACATTTTCAATGACGTTATATCTAATCCAATCGGTATTATTAATTCGCATTGCATTGACCATGAACTCCATGTTGTTCCATGATGAATATGGGTTTTCTATAACTGGACTACCATATATTTTCCACTCTGGACTATATAAGATTCTATGGAAATGTGCATCAATTGGCTGTAATGACATATGGGAAAAACTATGGTCTGTAATTAGATTAGACCGAGGAATTATACTATATTGTTTGCCCCAACTGTCTTCAACCAAGAATTCAGCGAATTTTACACTGATACCATTCTTATCGATTCTTACTTTGTCCCCTGTAATATTTATAACATCTGCATTAATTCCTTTCGCTGTTAACCACGTCACTATCGTATCTGCATTAATGTTTAATTTTTTAACATCAATAGTAATCGTTTCAGCTGTTTGGTTAATAGATGAGATGATATCGCCTTTTTTGACGGAACTGAGGATATTCTTTTCAGTGATATCAATTCGGCCTTCCATCGTTTTCACATAAGCATCTGTAGCATATTTACCATCAGATTCAGTCTTTGAGTAAACTTCAGTTTTCTTAGCCGCAAAAGACAATCCCTCAGCATTTACCTTAATTTGACGATCTAATTCCGTTACCTTTTGGTTATAATCCTGTGTTGCAACCTTATCAGCTAAATCTTCCATGATTTTGTCTTTATCGACGATATCGTTTGGATTTTCAAGATATGAGCTTGCTTTAGCTGATTTTTGTAACATCGGATGAGCCATCCACATTGTACCGTTTTGCAGGACGTATGCTCTTAACCCTGCAAGAGCTGCTTCATCTGGAGCTTTTAATGTATACGATTGTCTAACCCATGTATCGTTAGGAATAGCGAAGTCATTAGAAGCAGCTTTTAATTGCGTACCATCTGATTTCCAAAAAACCGGTACCATTCTAATTTTACCGCGGTCATGTTCTGCTATGTTTTTAGTATAAAAATACGCTGAAACAACAACATCTTCACCTGGCGTGACTGGAATTCTATTAGATGTAAAACTGTTAAAAATAGGAGCTGTTTGACCAGCAACAGACATTTTTAAGCTAAAATCACCTAGGTGTGTTGTATCTTTATCTACAATCAACGGAGACTTATCTGCTGTGTAATATCCCCAATATTTTGTACCCTGTGTAAATCTAGAGTTTCTAATCAAATTAATGGCACCAATTCCACCAACGTAATCCTCCACTTGTTTTATATCGACTTTAGCTTCAATCTTTTGTGAAGTCTGTTCAATTTTAGTGTTAGCATCAAGTATTTGCTTTCCATGTTCTGTTGTCGTGAGAGAAAGTTGATCAACTGTGCTCGTTAAACCTTTTACATCACTCTTAATTTCGGCTGTTCGTTCATCAAGTTCTTTTATATCTTTTCCGATATCCGGGATAAGTGGTTCCCATTCTGTGCCACTCCATTTTTTCAAAACGCCAGGCTTACCTTTGCTAATGTCATTCCACAATGTTACACCTGGTTTCAAATTTTCGATTGGTGGATTTTTACTTTCTTGAATAGTTGTTTGATAATTATCCAGATTCTCTATGACCATTTCCGCTAATTCTTTTGCAGATTGTGATTCCTGTTTAGCTTGATTCGCTTTTCTTTCTGCTTCTTTAATAAGTTCATCTAATTTATCGGTAAGTTCCTTTGAAGCTTTGTTGTTTAATTGAGCAAGTATACGTTCATACATACGTCGTAATGCTTCTTGAGGATCAGTAAGTTCCACGAAATCACCAAATAGATATTTTATTTTATTTGGTTCCGTTCTTGAATGATCTCCTACTAGAACACGAGCTTCCAGTATTAAAGTAGGTGTATAACCGTGGTCTTTAATATAAATCGTGTCCCCTTCTGCAATCTTCTCATGATCCATACCAAATACCATTTCAACTGATTGCGCTTCAACTTCATAAGTTACTGATGCCTTAATACGTTTTTTTAATTCTGTCCTAGCTAAAGATAAAAGTCGTTGTGGTGACATTTCTTCATCACTTACTTGTGGTTCATAAAATCCGAACTTATGCTTCCCACGTACACTCCATCGTTGAAATGATGCGGCATCGACAATATAAGGAGACCAATAGTTTACTGTTTCTATCGTCAGTAATGTTCCATCTCCTTTTTTAACAAACGGAACTAATGCTGTACATATATTTTGAGTGTTTTCAATACGGCGAACACCAATTAAATCTTTTCCTAAAACGACTTCCTTCCCTGTATGTCGCCCTCTTCTCTTCTTCATATCTACACTACGAACAATTTGTCCACCACGACCGATTCTAGCGTGATACTCTACTTCTAATTCATACAGTTTACACATCTCTTTTATCATTTCGAGTGGGCTGATGAATTTTTCAATTTTCATACCATGAAGTCCATTGAATTCAGCATTCCCGGCTATCCAATCTGTTTCTTGCAGACAAATTTGAAGCATCTCATACGTGCTCATTTGTGGAAGTTCTTGTGGTTTTATAATTGCATCTTTCCCAAGACGAATCCATTCTGCCGCTGTATATACTGTTAATTCTTTTTTATGTGAATTAACCTCTGTTTCAGTAATCATATACGGTATAAAACGACCTTGAGCCACTTCTTTTAAAATGATATTTTGTTGCTGCATGAGTGGCATGTATTCAGATAATGTGGAAATTGTAAATTGAAATGTATCTATATTATTCTGTAACTCCCAATGCCGAAGGTCGCCCCAATAATGTTCCTCATTAATAACACCGACAACTTTTTCGGATTGGAAGTCGATAATATGAAGTTGATCTTGAATCATCTGTATCTCTCCCTGTATTTAATACGTTTATCGCCAACCCATTTCGGATGAATATCTATACGATTTTTTCCACGGGAAAGCTTTAAAAATTCACTGAATACCTCTTTTTGATCGATGCAACTTCTACCATTGATAGATACGAGATTTCTAGATGAATCAATAAGAATTTTATCCCCGACATCAAAAATATTAGATTCAGACGGATCAGCTTCTCTATTAATACGATAAAATTTCATTAAATCGACTTCCATTACTTTGACTGGTGGTGCATTACTCCACATTTGTATTCCAATTTGTATTTGCGAAACAGGATTCATATGCCACCCTTCTGTGTCGTACCATTCGAAATATCGTGCAGCCCCATCTTGCGCATATGCCGCTCCTGGACGATCATCAAATTTTGCAATATAAGCCATCCACATATTGTTTACTCGAGCTACATATAAACGACCGTAAAAATCATTCCATGTATCACGATAATCACCAGTTTCGTGTATTAAATCTATCCACTTTGGATGTGTATAATGTCCAAGTGCTACCCTGCCCCAATTCGCACGCTCATAGTAACTTTTTTCTTCAATTGATGTCCTACAAACAACTTTTGAATTATTATCCAACAACTGAATCTCAATTCTTCCTATTTCTTCCACTGTATCTGCACCAAACGAGACATATGTTTCAAGAACAAAATCTTGAACTGGTCCCCCAGGAATAGAACGCCGCACAGATGGACCGTGATATCGATCTGTTATAGCACCAAAACTTTCTGGAACTAAGTATTCATTAGCTATCTTCATACTTCCGCTAACATCGGAATTGTCAGAGGAAACCGCTGGTTGCCAACCTATCATATCTGCAAAATCAGTACCATATATTTTCGTTTGCCGTTCTTTAGGTTCATTTGTTACTGGTAGAGGATTACCAATGCGAAAATATTCCTTATCATTCTTCCAAACATCCAAGAATGTGGAGGGTTTGTCTACTTCGATTTCGATAAGCATATCTGTATCAACTGTTCCAGCGTTGTTAATATCTGCACCCCAATTAAGTTTGTCAACTTCAACAACATGTTCTTTGCCAAGTTTGTATGGCATTGGGCAAATGAATTTAATGACTCCTTGACCAAGTGTGACAAACTCATCTGGATCAAAACTTTCGTCCACAACCGCCATATAAGTTCTATCCTTTTCTACATCAAATATTAATTCACACGGTTGATCCGTAATAAGCCAATCTGCTATTTCTTCCTTTATTTTTTCTAAATTACCACCTTTAGGAACAATAATTCCTACCGGAATAAAAAGAACACGAATATCAGTCTCTGTATTTATTAATCTAGCCCCAGGATAATTAGGTACTTGCAACAAATTTCTTTTCAATGGCGCCCATGCTGGTCTTTTCCATCCTTGACCAATTGTAATGAAATTTTTTCTTTTATTGTTAAATGTAAAAGAACTCATTTTGACACCTCTTTTCTTTATAAAACAAAAGAAACCCTACCTAAAAGGATGAGTTTCTTTCGTCTTCTCTTCTTTGATATTCTGTTGTATGTCTGTAAGTCCCACGTGCAACCTCTCTACCATCTAACGTTACAGGCACCTCAACTATCACATCTCCCTGTGGGAATGCTCCTGCCATCCATCCTGCTTGTGCAGATTCATAATTCATACTACCTAAATTTGTCGTTGAATTTGTAACGTTACTAGACATGGATTGTCTATTACTTGCCATACTTCCATAAACATCACTCATCACACTTTTTAAGCCGGATAGTTGGTTCATATAACTAGCTAATTGACTCATAGTATCAGCAATGCCCGAAAATTGTTCATTTGTCGAACCTAGTTGCATAGTTGCTGCAATACCTGCTCCAATGTCACCGAGTGTCTTTTTATTTAAAGGTAAAACCGCTTCCCGTCCAGCTTCACCAGCACCTTGTAAGTTTCCGCCATTCATTCCAAAAATCGTAGGTTTGGTAAAAATACCACCTTTTGCATACCAATCGATATTCAATCCACTTGGATAAGTAATGTCTTTCCCTAAAACAGTTGTGGAACTAGTTTTTAAAGAGAAATGAGGTAATTTAGGCATTTCTGGTGATGGGATTTTCAATTTAAGATCACTAAAGAATCCCTTGATTTTATCAATCCAGCCTTTCACAGTTTCAACAGCATCTCGGATCGGATCAACTATAAAACTTTTAGCAGCATTGAATTTTTCTTTGGCTTCATTCTTCACTGATTCAAACCTATCCTTAGCAGTATTATACAAATCTGAAACTGTATCTTTTACACTGTTGTACGCTGAAACAATTGGATCAATAATATATTGCTTCACTAAATTCCAGGCTGATAAAGTAGCAGATTTTATGGATTCCCAATGTTTTAACACCCAATTTGCCAAATCACCAAGTTTTTCTTTCACCCAACTCCAGGCTTGTGAAACCGGATCAACAATATATTGTTTAAATAAATTCCATGCTGCTAGAGTATAAGATTTTATAGTTTCCCATTTTCCTAGTATCCAATTACCTAAATCTCCTAATTTTTCCTTACACCAGTTATAAGCCGCTGTTATTGGATCAATAATATATTTACTTATAGCAGCCCAAGCAATTTGAGTAGCAGCTGTAATAAGTAGCCACGCTGCTTGTAGAACAGTAGAAATTAATGAAATAATAGGATCTAAAAAAGTAACAATCGCATTCCAAGTATCTTGCCACGCTTGTGTCAATGTTCCCCACAATTCAGATGCCGTTGTAACTAAAGAAGACCACCAAGAGGAAGCTGTTTCAACAATCCCAGACCATAAGTCACTAAAGAATTGACCTATTGGATCAAAAAAACTATGCATCGTTTCTAAAAATGAAGACCAGACTTCACTACATGATTGAACTATACCGTCCCAAAGACCTACTAAATATTCTTTAATAGAATCCCATGTTTCTATTGTCCAATTTTTAATAGCTTCCCAGTTTTGATAGATTGCTACCCCTAAAGCAACCACAGCAGCTACAATCACAGCAATTAATGCTACCCATCCCATCATTGCAGCCCCTATACCCGATATGACGACAACTATTGGTGCTAAAGCCATAAATGCTCCAGCTATAATTCCTATTACTGTTGCAATAACTGTCAATGTAGCCGCTAACTTTGGATTATTAGAAATCCATTCAGCAAATTTAGAAATAAGATCAGCTACAACTAATAAAACTGGTTCGAGAGCCATCTTTAAATCGCCCATTGCTTTTTGCATTTTAACCGCTGGGTTTGCATCCATTTTTTTAATGGATTCATTCAAGTGATCTTGATTCTTCTGGAAGTCTACGGTTTTTTCCGAAGCGTTTATTAAAGTGTTAGTTAAATTTTGACCTTGGTCTTCAAACATAGTGGCTAGAACTTTAACCCCAACTTGATTTCTTTTGACTGGGTCTTCTATTCCTTCAATCGCTTTAGCCACATCTACCATGGCTTTCGAACCTTCACTTCCGCCTTTAGCGACAGCTTGACCCCATTTTTCGATTTGTTCAGTTGCAATACCCGAACCATCAAGCGCTTCTTTTAAAGCTTTATCAGCTCCTTGAGCAAATTCAGCTAATTGGATACGTCCTTCTTTCAATCCATCTAAGAGATTATCAATCATTTATATTCAACGTGATTCGCAACGTCACGCCCGTTCTCGTATGAACTGCTATACGTCACCGCATAGATTAGACTATATCTTCAACTACTTGAGTTGCTCCCCATTTCGAGTGTCATTTGCTTACACCCTACGTCTTTCGACTAGTCGTTGCACGTTCCTTAATTAAAAGGCTTCGCTCAGTATTGTCTCATTTGAGAGTTTCACTGAATTAAAGGAGTTTTTCATTGTATGTCGCCATACAAGGGAACTATAATCTAATTCCAACCACCAGTTTCAACGCCTGCTTCCATAATCGCCTGAACTTCTTCAGCTTTAAAACCTGCACGTGTCAACTGACTTCCATATTCGGCAATGATATCTAGTTGCTCTGGTGGAAATCCCATTTTCAACAACGCATCAACCATACCAAGGGCATTATCTTGAGTTATCCCTAATTCATTTCCTATTTCGTATGTTTCTTGAATTAACTCTGTAAAATCTATCCCTTCATAAGATTGTGCAATTACTGCTGCGCCCTTTGCAACTGCTGCATTCGCTTCATCACTAACATTTTTATTTAATGCCCATTGTCTACGTACACCTTCTAAAGCCGCTTCCCCATCAACACCATAGGCTTCGATACCTCTAACTGCTTCTTCTACTGACTTTTTTGAGGATTCGGGGACATCAAAGGAGATATCAATCTTTGTTTTTAATTTAGACACATCAAGTGCTTGTTCAATAGCTGTGGCTATTCCACCACCTGCTACTAATGCACCTGCTACACTTTCCAATCCTGATCCGAAATCATCTACCGCTCGGTCTGCTTGACGTGCTTCATCTGCAATTTCATCTAGGTCTCTGCTTATTTGTTCTAAGTCCGCACCATCATTAACACTTCGTAAAGCCGCTCTGAAACGTTCTAAATCAGCGTCAGCCCCTAATGCTTTTCGACCTATGCGATCCATTGCTTCGCCAAGTTGTTCGGATGTGGCCGTTCCACTTTTAATCGCTGCTGTTAGTCGCCCGCCTAGTACCTCTGCAAAATCATCCACACTTGTACCAGTCGCATCAAAAAGAGTATCTAATTCACGAGTTGAACGAGCAGCTCTTTCTTGCTCATCTCTCATGTTTTTTAGTTGATTTTGCAGACCGCCTAAGGAACCTTCTGTAAATTCAATTTCACGTCTAAATGCACGATACTGTTCTTCTCCAATATCACCACGTTCAAATTGTGCTTGAACTTGTTGTTCGGCTGCTTTCAATTTATCAAGTTTCTCAGTAGTAGCTTCAATGCGTTGGGTTAATAGCTGTTGTTTTTGTGCTAATGCTTCCACATTACCAGGGTTAAATTTCAAGAGACGTTCAACATCTTTTAATTCTTGTGCTAAATCATTACTACGTTTATTAACATCTTTTAAAGCATTCTGCAAACCGACGGTATCGCCGCCAATTTCAACTGTGATTCCTTTTATTCTACTTCCTGCCATCATTTCACCTCATTTCTTAGAAAGAATCGTAGTCTTTTTGATTTGCTTTTCTTACTTTGTCTTTTTGTGGATTTTCCATTTCAGCATATTCGGAAATATAATCAAAGCAATCGCCCACAGTCATAGTTTCTAGGTCAGCATATGTTAATTTCGATTTATAACAAAGAGCAAGGAACGTATCAGTGGTTAATTCTTCATCACTGATAGCTCCTTGCTCTCCATCATTACCTGTTATTTTTTTTTTGCTCCCATTGTACTTTGGATCATATCCATGACCTCTGGAAGGATATCGTAAATAGGGAATTCGTCAAACCCATCTAGCCATGTCAAAGGATCAGGGATACTTGGATCAGCCGTTCTAGCGTATAACCAAACCAAATCATAAATAACCTCAAAATCCACTTTACTTAAATCAAGATTAGATATATCAATAGGATGTTGTGAACCATCTTGATTTGTAACTGCACTAATTGCACCTAATCCCATCATATCCGCAAATAAATCACGTCTAAATTGTGCTTTGTAACGCTTAACCGTCGCCGCTGTACTTTTTAATCGAACCTGTTTACCATCTATTACAATTGTTTTTTCCATCTAATTACGCCCCTTGTGTTGTTTTTACATAGACTTTTTTATACCAGTTATCGTAAATCGCTGGTGTTGTTTTAGAAGTAGTTTTAGTTTTAACCATGCGTTTTCCACCAATATCAATAGGACTAGAGACAAATTTTAATTCGTTTGCATTTGGTTCAGCAGAACTTGTTTTTGTTTTTGATGCAAGCGTAGGACGGCTTGCTGTACAACTAAACATAACGTGGCGTGTAGCCTTAATATCACCGTCAAATTCAAACATTAATGCAAATGATTTGCCTTTCGCGTCCGCTAATTCGTTTAATACACCATCTACTTCGTCTAACTGCTCACCTAATGCATCAACGGCAAACCGTTCTGGTATATTAGCAACAGATAGTGTTCCATCGTAACCTTGGTTATTACTTGCAGAATAAAACAGCATGTCATCAGCATAAAATTCGATTAGGTCACCCCTTGGTTCAAATGTTAATTCAACTGCACCTGGTAATGGAACCGGTGTTCCGAACGTTACTAAATTATCTTTAACTTCATACGTTGCATAATGAACGTTTTTCAAACCGAATGTCACTTTATTTTCAGCCATTTATATTAACCTCGTTTCATATATTTTTTGAAATAATTTCTCAGAATCTATAAAAGCCTCAAATGATTCATAAGGTATCTCATGATCATCTAAGACTTTTTCAAGTTTGGATTCAGCAATCAAATCCTTTTTAGTTGTATAAATCTCAATATTTACATCATTTATTTGGTGATGAACCTTGTTATCCGCCATCATATTTGAAGATCCATCCACAAGATAACAAATATAAGGTGGCATAGGTACTGGATTATCTGGAGTTGCTGTCCAGTGCGAATAAGTGACAGGTAAACCAGTTGAATCAAGTATCTTTTTCAATTCAGTTAAGGTCATTGTTGTAACGCCCTTTCCACACGATTGATGAAATCATTTACCGCACGTTCTTCTGCTGGAGCGATATGAACTTTAGCCGAAACACGACCGCCACCCTTTATCGCATGACCTTTCTCTAACAAATGAGTTAGTTGATAGGCTATAGCATTATGAACAATAATCTTGTTTCCTTGTTTTGTGGATCGCCACCCTTTACGGTAACGACCTGTTAACTTAGGACTTTTTTGCTTCAGCTCACCTACAAGGTTATCTGCAACTTCTACTTTTGCTGTTTCAATATCCTCTTCAATCACATTTGAATACCGTTGTAACTCTCTTGCAATGTCATCTGCGAAACTATCGATACTAGCCACCAGCTTTCACCTCACAATACAGTTCAACCTTTTCATCATTTCTCTCATACGTGCGGTAAATGCTATATTCTTTTTCACGATACTTTACTTTTTGTTCTTCTTGATAATCCAACAAATGAATAATCAATGTGCAACTAGCTTTAATTCCACTTTGCCCAGCTTGGAAAAATTCCGATTGTGGAACAGACTTTTTCTCACAAAACACTTGCCTACTAAATTTTTCGATTTCCTCAATTTGTCCTAATTCATCCTTAACAGTTGTAACAACAGGGAAAAATAAAATATCGTTCATTTATAATCACCTGCTAAAGTTAGATGGTTTCTAAGCATGTTGTAAGATAATTGGAAACGTTCTGCTTCTTTTGCATCTGGAATAAAATTAGCTTTTACATAAGTAATGATTGCTCGTTTGATAAGTTGATCAGTGTCCACATTCGCTTTTTCAGAAGAAACGCCCGACAACATTAAGTCGTGCCGGGCTGCTTCAATTAAATCTGAAATTTCATCATCAAGAGCACTATGAGAAATACGTAATGATTTCTTTACAACATCAAGCATCTTTTTTCACCGTTTTCTTAGATGAGCCACTTAAATATCCTTCTTTAACTAAAAAGGTGATACGTTTAGAATCAGCTGATTCGTACATATCACCTTCTGAATATCCTATTTGTGTATCATTATCGATAAACGGCTTAATTACTAAACCTTTCATCTGTTATCAGCTCCTTATTAAACTGCCGCTGCTTTCTTAAGAACTACAAGAGAGTTCACATTAACTGCTTTACCATCGACAACCATAATTGCTTTTGTAACCATGTCGTCAGTTTCGTTATCTTCATATTTTTTAACGCCCATTTGGTAATTAGTGTTAAGAAGGTAATCACTAAAATTGAATAAGAAACCAAACGGTTTGCCAGTTGCAGCAGTAGAGAAGCTATCAATATAGTTACAAAGAACAACATTACGACCTAACAGAACTCGTTCTGCTTTACCATTAATACCGTAATTCGTTCTTGCGATAGGTTGTCCGCTTGTATCTACCATTCCGGCAAACGACATAAATGTTTTCTTTGTCATGCACCAAACGGCACCATCTTCATATTCAAGTGGTAATGCTGCTTCTGCATCAACTAATGTTTTATACTCAATTTTAGCAACATCTAACGCTTGTCCTGCAACTGGTGTTTCAGCCAAGATACCTTTTGGTTGTCCTACTCCAGTACCGTTAATAATTGATTGTTCAATTGCTTTTGTCATTGCTTCCACAACATTATTAATTAATGTAGATTCAAAGACAGGTAACGCCATAGTATCAACTTCTAATGATACTGCTACTGCACAACGAAGTTTATTGTAGTTAAATGTGATAGCACCTGTTGTTTTCTTTTGCTTATCACTTCCTGCACTTTCAGCTACCCATGAAGCTACTGGTTTAACAGAAGAAATTGGAACACTTACGCCACCTTTAATCGCTGTACGAGTAACAAGTGGAAGAATCATACCAACTGCTTCAATTTTTTCGATAATTTGATTCAATACTGTTTGTGGAATAACTGAACCTACATCACCAGTTTTAGTAACTGCATTAGCACGAAGTTCAGTAGGGATTGTTTCTCCACGTAATACATAATTCATGAAAGCATTACGGTATTCAAGTGAATCCGTTCCTAATTCACGCTCTTCATTTTGTTGATTAGTATTAAACATGTCCACTTTTGTTGTACCAGTAGCAGTGCCGTTGTTAATTGAAAGAGCTTCGCCTAAGAGTTGCTCACGCTTTTCAATCGCAGCTAATTGATCATTAATACCTCGTAATTCTTTTTCGATATCATCTATATTATCGATAGATCGAGTTTCATCAGCTAACAATTCACTGATTTCAGATTTACGCTTTAATAATTGTTCTTTATTCATTTTAAAATTCCACCTTTTTTTATAATAATGTTTGTAGATATAGTCTTTTACGCTTTTCCGAGCGTTTTCTTTCTTCTGTAAAATGTTTATATGGATCATATCCTCGAGCGCTTACCTCTGAATCTGGATAAGCAGGAAAGGCAACTGCGCTAACCTCTAATAACTTAGCTTTGGTTACTGTTCGTAACATTAAGTCATCGTCAGGTTCATCTATTTCTTCGGTTATCATACTAAAACCAAAGCTAACACCATCGACATCACCACGTTTAATCGTTTCATACGTGTCATTTCCAAGCGTTGTTTTTGGTAATGTCAATTCGAATCTTAATCCAATGGAATCTTCCGCTAATTGCAAAGTGCTATTCTTTGTTCTACCCAATACTTTAGAAGTGTCATGTGCCCACAAGAAACGCTGGTCATCTTTTTGCAATGACTCTAAGAATGCGCCTTGTCGGAATTGTTCACGGAATTTTCGATAATAACCCATAACAACCGAATTCTTCTCCCACTTTACAGCGTATCCTGAAAGAATTTTATTACCATCGGTATCTTCTCTAATTTCCATCGTTTGTGTTACTAGTTCCCGTTGTTCCGTCTTGTCCATTGTTCTCACCTCCTTTACCAGTAACGTTTCCATCTTTAACTAAAGCTGTATCTAATCGACGAATTGGTTTATCTCCGCCTTCTATTGGCCCAAGTGAAAGAATTGAACGCCATTCATTTGGCGTCATTGCTCCTCTATCAACCATTTGAACTAGATTCATTTTGGTGGACATAGAAGCATATTGAAGACTTGCTGCTTCAAAAATTATCTTGTTACCAAATCCACGTTCACGACGTGAAAAAAGCTTCCTGGTAAATTCTCCAGCAAGCTGCATCGCCAATGGCTCTATTTCAGATTCGTAATAAGCATTCCATTCATCTTCTGAATATTTACTTTGTATAATTTTTTCGTTCGTATTAAAAAAGTTATATATCCGTTGAATAGTTTCTTGCATTTGTTTTGAATCTGGAACAAACGCTTCGGGCTTAACTTGTTCTAAATCATAACGTGGATCAGAAGAAGCAGCTCCGCCATTAACATTGTCGATACTTAAATAATTTGTAACGAAGTTTTTCACCTGTGTATCAATGTCCTCTTGCTTTAAAACATTTTTAAATTTCAATATCCATTTCACTGCTGCGCTATTTTTAATTGCTTTTACAATCCCTTGATCGGTAGTTGTAACAATATCCATTAATGAAGATAATGATTTTCCTGGATGTTCACCAAAAAAGTCATCCTCATTAAAATCCTTTCGAAGATGAATAACATCTACATATGGAACGGTCATTCTCTTTCCGTTTTTAAAATAAAAGGTTAAGAAAATATCACCTTGTACTCCTTCCACAACTTCTACAGTTACACAAGGAATTGGATAAATTTCAGTTGCAAACCCTAGCTCATCCCGTTTAATGTAAGCAAATGCATTATGATTAAGTTCTAATTGCACTGTCATTTTTTCTTGAAACATTTGACCTGTCATTAATGGATTCGGTTCTTCTAAAATAAACCTCATATACGGATCTGGATTCACTTTAAATTCATTTGCATTATCCCTAATATGTTTAGCAATTAATTTACCTACCGCTTTCGTTTTAGGTCGTATGCAAGCTCGAATAATATCACTCTGATAGATATCACCATTCCAAGCAAAAAAGCCACCACCATTATCGTTTATCATTTCAAAACGAGTTGTAGTAGTAGGGGATTGTTTCTTTCCAAATATCTTATCAAATAACCCCAATTTCTCACCTCCCTTAAATCATATTATGGTAATCATTCCACTTATCTTGCAATATTACATAAGCATTTAATAAGGCGGCAGTGCCGTCAATTCTTCGTCTTTGATTACTAGTTTTACAAGGTTGTATATTCAAGTTTTTATCTATTTCTATAGCTGTATTTGAAAGACACCATTTTGTAATAGGGTTATTGTCAAAATTGACTAATTTGGACTCTAAATCTGCTCCTAGTTTTTTCATTGGGGCGGACAGAGTTCGTTTTCCTTGAATTACAGGAATAGTTGCTTCTGATCCAAATTCATTTTTTAAATCTTCAACAAAATATTTTGCCGACCAACTATCGTAACCTATCCAAGGTAAGTAAAGCCCATATTCTTCTCTCAATTCGACCAGCCAATCTACAATAAATTTATAATGAATCGAATTACCAGGTGTTGTTCTCAATAGATCCATATCTCTCCATGTCGAGTACGGAATTTTATCTTCGTTGGTTCTTTGTTCCAATAAATCCTCTGGTAACCAATACATATGTTTAGCATAAATCGTCTTGTCGTTCGGAACTTTAAAAATTACACAAGCGGAAGTTAAGTCAGTTGTACTACTCAAATCGACTCCACAAATACCGTATTTAGGGATTAATTCTGTTATGTCATAAGTAGCAATGTTATTCAATTGCTCGAATGTTAGCCATGCTTCACTTGATGTATCCCTAATGTTAAAATCCTTAGTTAACAGATTCTTTACTAGCAACGGATTGGCTTTTGCTTTTTCGACTTTACTTTTTAGTTGGTCAAAACTTTTTATGCTTGAAAGACCAGGATTGGCTTTTTTCCAGCATGATTCGTCTACCCATTCCTCACGTTTATCTAATTCATAGATAATTGGTAGAACTCGTTCATCCTTATAACCGTCTGGATCATCATATCCATTAATAATACGTTCAGCTTCTTCGTATTTGATATCGAAAATACCTTCTCTTACTGTTCCGGCAGTTGTTGTAATAATAGAAATTGGTTGTTCACGAGCCGTCATACCATCAACAATAACATCATAAAGGTTTTTATCTTCAATGGCATGCAACTCATCTATTAATGAACAATGTACGTTAAGTCCATCAAGTGTATTTGAATCACTTGAAAGAGGTTTAAAAGAACCATCATTAAAATCTGAAATCATTTCAGCTACTAATGTCCGAATTCTTTTTGAAAGAACTGGTGACTTTTTAACCATTCTCTTTGCTTCAGACCAAATTATTTTAGCTTGGTCTTTTTTAGTTGCTGCTGATACAATTTCGGGACCTGGCTCATTATCAGCAACCATTAAATAAAGAGCAATAGCAGAACCCCAAGCTGATTTTCCGTTTTTACGTGCAACAATCAACATGAACTCACGGTATTTTCTTATACCATCTATTTTATGAACAAATCCAAATAAGGCTGCTGTCATCGCTTTCTGCCACAATTCTAGTAAGAATGGTTTGCCACCCATTTTACCTTTACTATGCTTACAAAAGTTTTCGATGAATTCCATTGCATGATTGGCACGTTTCGGATCGTATTCCCATTCGCTGTTGACGTTGCAGAGGTCGTCCACAAGTTTTTTATATACTCGTCTGACTTTATTACTTACAATCTCTTCTCCCGACTCAATCTTATTCCAATATTCAAGAATAGGATTGTAAGCTAAATGATACCTAATCATCGTTCCATCATGAATGATTCAAAACCATCATCCTGTTCCTGAATAATTGCTTCTTTAGGCAGCGTATCAAGTAGTATTTTTATTTGAGACTGGTAACTTTTATCCAAAGAGTTGTAGACTTGAACATTAGAAGAGACTTTCCGTCCACTTTGATTATTACCGTTTTGATATTCTTCAATAACTCCTTCTTCTTGAATAACTTTATGTAAATCTTCGAGTTGAATGGCTTTAAAGGCTGCATCAATAACGGTTTTTTCAACAACCTTCTTTTTATTGTCGCTAAGTTCCTCTAAAGCTTTCCAAAGTTTCGCTTCTTCAACGGAACGTCTTTCATTTACCGTTAACTCTTTCTTTTTCGTCATAAAAATCACCTCTTCTTTCTACCTACACCCCCTACGTGTGCGACCCATGTGTTACGTGAACGTCCCCCCTCGGTCCCTATCTCGGCCAAAATTTTTTTTTAAAAAGGGGGGATTATTAATTTATATTTTCTCCTAATAACTCATAAATGATTTTATTTATCACATTTCTCAAAATGAATAGGATATTCAATGATATTTTTTTACCGAGATAAACGTACAAGAACAAATAATTCTCCTCCATAAAATAGAATATGATAAAATCTTTTAATGTTATTTAAGGAGTTGATTCCCCTTGAATTCTAATAGTAAAAGAAATTGCAATCCATGCCCTTGTCCTGTCCCTACCCCTGTCAGTCTTCCTATCCAAAGTATCCAAGGACCTCCAGGGCCTCCAGGACCTCCAGGCCCACAAGGAGTACCCGGACCACAAGGAATACAAGGAATACCAGGAACTCCAGCGCCAGGTATAATAGAATCTGCATTTAGAGCCATTAAGGCTGATAATGTTCTTGCACAACCTGTCCCTGCACTTACCCCAATAACTGTTATTTTCGGAGTTGAACAATTCGATCTTGGAAATGAATATAACAATCTTGATACTTTTACACCAAAACAAGATGGAATATATTCAATTGTCTCAAATGTCACCTTCATTCCAGATGATCCTACAGCTACCTATACTACTGAATTAGCCGTGCTGGTCAATGGTACTACTGTTGCTTCTGATGTGAAAACTACACCTCCTGAACCGCTTTTCCCGACTACTACGAACGCTAATATTTCAACTATTTATGGGCTACATGCAGGAGATACTGTAACTATCCGATTCGCTAGTTCTGTTAGTGGTGAATTGCCTCAATTTTTAGGAGACAAAGATGTAAGCTTTGCAGCAGCAAGATTTCCTTTTTCTAGTCCAGTTCCTTTTACTTTCTCCCTATCCTCCTCAAAAATTGAACGTGCTTTTAAAAATTCCACAAATACCCAGACATCTCTCCTTCAAAAAAAGCCACCTTCTTAA